ATTGCAGAACCTGCTGCGCCGTTAGACACAAATACAACTGTCCCCGCCCCTGCGTCAGAAGCAGAAGGTGCGTTTGCCACAGTGTATGTTGGAACTTTGATGTCCCCGATAAAACCGTTTGTTGAGTTTACGGGTCCTGAAAAATTCGTAGTAGCCATGTTTTTCTCCTCTCGTGTCCGAGGTCAACTCCCATGGTTTGCTACGCCATGGAATATATAGTTAAAGTTTAGCACTTTCTATGTTACACTAAAAATACAGTGTAGCCAACACAGGATTCTCCAATGCCTCACAAGGACGCGGAGAAGCGTAAGGAGTATAGTAAGAAGTATGGTGCTGATTGGTATCAGCGCAACAAAAAACTTACGCTTGAAAGAAGTGCTAGAAGAAGAAAAGAAAAAAGAAAAGAATGGAGAAAGTTCAAGGCACTGCAAGAGTGCCTTTTTTGTGGGATGCAACATGAGGCAGTGATAGAATTTCACCACCCTGACGGAGCGGACAGTTATGACGCAAAAGTAAATAATTTTGTTAAGGCAGGACAATGGAAAAGGGCATATAAAGAAGCAGAAAAATGCATCCCATTGTGCAGTAACTGCCATCGAATTTTACACTACCTAGAAAGAGAAGGAGAAAAAGAAGATGTTGACGAATGAAGAGATGGATCACTTTAAAATTGCAGATAAAGTCTGTGAACGCGCAAAGCGTGGATTGCCGCAAGATAGATGGATGCGAGGCAATCATGAAATGAAAGCTATGGTCAAGGCATACATGGATATGACTCAAATTGTTCAAAACCTACACAATGAGATTGTGCAAAGAGGGCTAGAGTCAATGTCTATGGGCGAACCAAAAAAAGGGGCCGACGAATCAGCCCCTGAATAGGTAGTGTATGGAGTAAATCCATTATACCATATTTTTACGCACCTGGCGAACCAAATACACAACGTGGATCAGAATATCCGAATGAGTAACGCTCACGCGCTTTGAAGCGCATGTTACCTGTGTCGAAGTCTGCTTCCATGTTTGTGCGCATTGGTGAGCGCTCAAAATGCTTGAATCCGTTTGGTGCATCAGTCTTGATGAAGAATGCATCTGGGTCTGTCAAGAAGTGGTTAACAGTGTAACCCTCTGGCAACATACCCATGTTACGGATTGCGTTTACATCGTTATCGGCTGTGCCAACACGTAGTGTTGATTCCAACAAGCGATCCGCAACGAATTGCAGTTGTGGTGGAATGATCAACTTAGTGCCGCGTAGAGCGATAATCATGTTGCGTTCGTCAACGAAAGTTGAGATGTCGATTAGAGCATTCTCAAGTGATGTTTCGTTAAGGTCCGCCGCTGTTGATGGTTCGTTGCGGAATGTACCGCCTCCAGCTAGAGGGTGTGCAGCAGAGCAAAGCTCAACTCCGTCACCGCCTGTGAAGTTTGAATCGAACGCATTGTTCAGAGTCGCAGCCGCTTTAACTTGCTTTGTGTGCGCCATAGAACGCGCTAGTGCGCGAGTGTAACGCTGACCAAGACGGTCATACAAGTTATCTTCAACTGCCTCTTCAGTTAGTGCGAATGCAAGCGCGACTGTCTCGTGTGTGTAACGAGCAGTGTATGCTTCATTTGCGCTATCGAACTGAACTCCAGCGCCTTCCGACTTTGTGGGGGCATTCCCCAACCCGACAAGCATAACTTCTTCCTCGAATGCACGATCTGAAGATTCTGTGTCGTAGATTTCGGCATGTTGATTCTCGTAACGAGAGTATTCCATACCGAACAAAGCGTTAAGACCTGGCTCTAGTTCTTTAACGAGTTGTGCGCGTGAAATAGCCATTTGTCACTCCTCCTTATGCCAAGCCTAAAGTACCACCACTAAAGAGGTGGTTGTTGATTTTAACGATCACGTTAGTGTTCGCTGATGAAACATCGCTGTTCTCAGGGTCTTGAGAAATATCAATAGCTTTCAGCGGCAATGTTGCCGTAACTGCGCCTGTTGATACGCCCAATTCCAAGTTAGAGCGACCAGAGGTGGTGTCACCTGCTGTTGCAACGATGTCGAAGTTTCCTGCAAGATCAGCTACAGGGAATGCAGCGTCTGCTTGAACTTCAAATGTTGCGTTTGGATCATCAATGATTGTCGCCATGATGTCCGCTGCCGCCACACCACCTGGGTAGTATGCCGACCATGTTGGCTTGCCTGTCGTCGGGTCTGTGTAATGGCATCCGTTAAAGACACCAAGAATTAAACCTGTGCCACCTGCTGCAACACGCTCAACGCCGCCGCCTGTAACCATAGCGACTAGGTCGCCTTGGAAAATAGCAGTCGCATACCCAGAGGCAATACGATAACGGTTTTGAGTGTTCGCAGAAATGCTTGAACGACTAGGGCGAAGGCCAAAAGGTGCGTCTTGATTCGCCATCCTTATTCTCCTTCAGAGTTTCGATTTCGGTTGCCGAAGCTAACCGATGATTTACGCTGCGCTGCCATTTTAGGCATCGCGGGGTTGTTTTCGCGCATCCAGTCACGATCAACAGCTTCCATTTGGTTATCTGTAACCCCTTGGTAGTGTTCATTGCGCTGTTTAACCAGTTCATTTGGAATACGGGCTAGGACAAGTCCGCCGACACCAATAATGCCTGCGTTACGCCCTTCATCCACTACTGGTCCTGTATAATCAGGATATTCTTCTGCACGAACTAGATCATATCCTTCTTGCCGCCGCTTATGGACGTTTGTTTTGTCATCGAACTCCATTACGGACTCACGTATCCAACGATGCTGATATCCTAATGGTGGTTCTGGAGCCTCTAAGGCTGAACCTGGTCTCCAGACTTTACGCTCTTCGCGTTCGCGCGTCTGTGTCTCGCGTGGTGTACGGTTCGCCATTAGTCTCTCCGATTCTCAAGTTTTGCAACTTGTTCTGCATATTTTTCCAGGGGTACGCCCAGTCGTTTTGCAAGGGCAACTTGACCTTTGGTAAGCTCCACTTGTTTTTTCCGTCCAGATTTAGGATTTCTAGCCGTGCTAGAAGCAGGAGTAACAGACTGAACGCGCTTGCTATCCTGAAACTTGTGAGGCATTTCTTTCCGCATCCGACGATCTATCTCACGATAATAATCGTCCGTCATTGGATCAAAGCCCTCTTCTGCGACAAGTGTTTCGTGGATTGCACGAGCCGCACTTGTCATAATTTTATCGCCATTTGGACCAAACCATGGATTCTTCTCCATCCACGATTCCAACTTTTCGTCACGCTGTGGACGCATGACTTGACCTTGAGGTTGCTGTGGCTGTTGTTGCCGTTGCGGCTGTGGAGCGCGTTGTTGACGGGCTTTTGATGCACGTAAGCGCTCTTTTTCTACAGCTATTTGAGAAATAGCACCTTGGGCTTCGGCTACTTTATCGTAATCACCAGATTCTAGAGCCTCTGACAATGCACGTTTTGCTTGCGCCTCTTGAGCGTTAATCCGCCCTTCGTACTCGTTAACAAAACCTTTATTTAGGTTTTGCATCTGGTTACGCATCTTTTCGTTTTCAGCCTGAACTTGCTGAATGTACTGAACAGCCGCTGCAGCTTCTTCTTCAGCCTGACGGCGGGCCGCAGTTAGCTTGTTAATGCGCTTTTGTACGTTTTCGCTGTAATCTTCTAGCTCATCATCATCCCGAACATTTGTTCGGGTTTCTTTCGTTTCAGAACTATCGCTCTCATCAACGACTTCATAGCCAGCGTCATCATCGTCTAGCTCAACTGTTTCCAGTTCTTCGTTTTCTTGAATCTCAGCCATAAACTTGTCCTTTGCTTACCTTATACATAAGAAATGTCTTTTGGGTCAAGAATTGTTGCGATAATATTGTCATCATTTATAATTCTGACCTCTAAACCTTCAACTTTGAACCTATTTCCAGCATAACGTCCTATAAGAACCCAATCTTTAGCATTACACCATGGACCTGTTGGGAATTTTTGGGAGTCTTGGTAAGCGTCTGGGCCTAGTTTGACAACATATGCTGCAACTGTTGCGAACGCTTCACGATCACGAACTTGGTCTGGAACGTAAAGACCACCCTTTGTCTTTTCGCTTGGGTAGTACGGAATAATCAACATACGGTACCCAGTGGGTTGAGGTAGTCGCTCTAGCGCGGACGCATCCATTTCTGATGGGTCGTCTTCATTTTTGCTAGGCTGTTTATCTTTTCCAAAAGCTTTGTTTAAAGCCTCTGGGTTCGGTACATAAAGTTTTTTAGTCATCTGCGTACTCAATAGCTTTCATTGCTGTTCGAATTTCATCTTCCATGAACGTTAAGCCTTTGATTTGGCCTACAGCATACCTGTATTCCTCAAACGAACCGATATTACCCGTGCCAAGAGACACTTGTATGTCTTCACGGCGCTGCCGTAACTTTTTGTAGAGGTGTTCTGCTAGATGTAGTGCGTCCATGTGGGCCTCCCACTAGGACTTTATATAATTTTTAATAAAAAACAAGGGGTGCTTTCTTATACTTTAGAAAACACCCTGAAATCTTTGGGGTCTAGCGATAGGACTAAACTTTTTTAGTGCTTTTTTTCTTCTTAGCGGGTTGTTTTTTAGCAACTGTCTTTTTGACAGCAGTGACTGCTTTTTCAACCCACGCTTCGTTTTCAGGGGTCGCTGGATCATCTGCAATGTAATGTCCCTTCTCATCTCGCGCACGAACCTTTTCAAGTTCCTGCTCAACTTTTTCCGCAACCTTCAGGGCACGGCGTACAATCTTCTGCTCTTTGACGACTTGCATCATCTTTTCACGTACTGAACTTGTCATTGTGGATTCCTTTTCAATTGGGCATTCATCATAGCAATATCACGCTGCGTCTGAATGCGCTCTTCTGCAACGCGCGTTTTGTCATCTAGAGACTCCTGCTGTATGCGAATGCGCTCTTGCTCTAGCATTTGATCTGCCATTTCTTTCTGCATTTCCATGTCTTGCTTAACTTGGAACTCATCAGCCTTACGCTGAACATCTGCAGCCTTAATTTGCAACTCTTGTTGACGTATTGCCACAAGTGGGTCTTCGCCCTGCTCCATAGGCTCTACTGTCTGCGCGTACTGCTCAATCATATCAGCCGCAAGCATCGCAGCTTGACGTTGAATCGCAGGTTGTAGCATTTGCATGGATTCTGGGTCTTGCTGCACTTCTGGTCCAGCTTGTTCCATGACCATTTGCTGCGCCTGTGCCTCTGCAAGCAATCCAATGTGGTCCATGATGTGACCTTGAATCGCTGACATAGCCATAGGATTTGACTGCACAACTGGAGTAGACATAACAGCCAAGTGAGCTTCCATATGAGCCTTGTGATCTTGATCTGGAAACGCCTGTAGCGGGCTTCCCATCAATGCCATCTGATTCTCTTTCGCAGGGTTCATCGGCATAGGCTTTGGCGGGGGTGGTAGGATGCTGTCAATGTTCGTAACACCCAGTGCCTCATACATCTTTCGATACGCAGCGTACAAGCCCTGTGGGCCACCGTGAACCTGTGGGTTTGACTGCACCATCTGTAGCTCAGTTTGCGCAAGAGCGATACGCTGAGACATAGAGAAGATGTTGGGATCAGATACAGGCAATACGTCAATTTGTGCGCTGAAATCTTGCGCTGCAATTTCTGGTCCTGCCTCAAGTGATGGCATGAACGGGTATGCCTGAATAGTTTTGGAGAAAATCTTCTCTAGAAGCTTAAATTCAAGCTTTTGTGAGTAGTGGAGTCGCTTGTGAATCGCAGACATAACCTTTGTGCCGCGCTCCATGATAGCCATAGTTGTACCAACAGGCGTTTCACCGCCCATTTCACCAACTTTAAGGTCCGCCATAGACGCAAAACGACGACCAGCGTCCACCAAAGTACCCAAAAGGTTGTAAAGGGTCGCAGAAGGTTCCTTAAAGGGCAATGGCATCAGAGAGGAGCGTATATCGGTTCCTGCAACGTCAATGTCACGGAACTCGCCAGGTTGAATCGCGCTATCTTCATCACGGATACGTGCGCCACGCGCTTTAAAACCTGCAGGTAGGTTAGATAGCGTACCTGCATCAATAAGTTGACGCAAAATTGACGTAGAAGCTTGCGCCAACCCACCAATCATGTGGGTCAAGCCAAGACCATAGAAGCCAAGACCAGGAAGGAACTTATAATGCACAAAATAGTTCATTCTGCGCTTCATAGGGTCCATTTCTTCATAGTTTCGACGAATCGCTAAAACATCGCCGCTATCTGAGCATATTGTAACGATGTAAGGCAGTTTTAGACCTGAAGGCTCACCATCTGGACCAATATCCTCAAAACCCTCAATGTCTAGGTCCGTATGAACCTCATAGATGGTCATTTCGTCAGACGATCCAGAAGGTCTGACACCTTGAATTGAGTCTATTTCTTCTTGCAC